ATTGGAGCAGAGGTATGGCGAGTGAAACAATTGCTTACGACAAATCCGATCTGCGCGATATTCTCAAAGCATTCAAAGCGATGGATGAACAAGCGACAGATGAAGCTCGAAGTCAGTCTGCTGCTTTGGCGTATTATGCATCTGAGGAAATTAAAGCGACAGCTCGCACTCGAACAAAATCTGCAACGGCAGTCCAAAGAATTGCAGATGGCGTTAGCATTTCAAAATCAAGCAAAATTGGTGAGTTCAGTTATGGTTTCGCACGACAGAAGTTTTCGGGTGGGGCTACAACACAAACCTTATGGGGCGGTATGGAGTTTGGATCTAATCGTTTCAAGCAGTTCCCTAGTTATTCAGGGCGGCAAGGCAGAGGTTCAAGAGGATGGTTTATTTATCCAACCCTTCGCAGAATTCAGCCTGAATTGATTAACAAATGGGAAGCGGCATTTGATCGCATTCTAAAGGAATGGGCATAATGGCAACCACAGGCAGTCGCACATTAAAGTTATCAATTCTCGCTGATGTCGATCAATTAAAAAAGAGTTTAGCTGATGCGAATAAAGATGTTGAAACTAGCGCAGATAAAATTGCTGAGTTTGGGAAAAAAGCCGCTTTAGCATTTGCTGCTGCTGGCGCAGCTGTTGCTGCTTATGCTTATTCGGCTGTAAAGGCTGCTGCCGAAGATGAAAAATCCCGGAAATCTTTAGAACAAACAATTCGAGCAAGCACTCAAGCAACTGAGGATCAAATTGCTGCAATTGATACTTATATTACCAAGCAATCCATTGCAACTGCCACAACCGATGAGGTTATTAGACCAGCATTAGCTAGGTTGATTCGATCAACAAATGATGTTCAAAAGGCTCAGGAATTATTGGATTTAGCACAAAACATTTCAGCTGCAACAGGCAAAGATTTATCATCAGTTACCAATGCACTTGGTAAAGCATACGATGGTTCAACTGGAGCATTGGGCAAACTTGGTTTAGGTATTGATGCATCAGTATTAAAACATGGAGATTTGAACGCAATCGTTGGCACGCTTCAAACAACTTATGGCGGATTTATTGCAAATGAAGCCACAAACTTTGAATTTCAAACAAAGCAAATCACAATAGCCTTAAATGAAACTAAAGAAAAAATTGGTTATGCACTTCTTCCAATTGTGAAGGAATTTGCTGATTATGTATTAGCCACAGTAGTTCCAAATATCCAAGCATTTGCTGCTGGATTGACTGGTGATAATAGTGTTACAGCTGGAATAACTGATGCAACAAAAGGTGCTTATGAATTTGGTCAGCAATTGATTTCAGTCATCAAATTCGTCATTAGTATCAAAGATGAGTTAATTATTTTGGGCGGTATTATTGCCACTGTTTTCGTTGTGAATAAAATAAGTGCATTTGTATCAGCAATCGGATTATTGGTTGAAGCATTTGTTGCTTTGAAAAATTCAGCCGCAGCAGCAGCCATTGCAACCGCGTTTGCAACAGGTGGCGTATCTGTCGGAACAGCAGCGGCAGCGGTAGCAGCTGTTGGACTTACAGCTGGTTTGGCAACAGATTTTGGACAAACTGCAACCATTGCTCCTCCTCAGGCAGGTTATCGTGGTGGTGGGGTTGCTCCAACTGTTACAAATAACATTACAGTTAATGCATTGGATAGTGAAAGTGCAGCAAGAGCTGTATCAAAGGTTTTAACTGAAAGTTCTGCAAGATCGATTCCAGCATTGAGTGGCACAAGCGTTCGAGGTAATTGATGACTGTCTTTAATCCTGAGTGGAAATTGACTGTCGCTGGAACTGAATATACCAGCATTGCAATTAGCGACATTCGGCATAAATCTGGTCGAGATGATATTTATACTCAACCAGCTCCTTCTTATTTGCAAATTAGCCTTATTTCAACAAATGGAACAACGCTACCTTTTACAATTAATGACAGTTTGGCTTTGCAAATTAAAAATAGTTCAGGAACTTATGTAAATTTATTTGGTGGGAATATAACTGATGTAACTGTGGAAGTTCAAAAAAGTGGATCAGTTGGAACTGTTATTGCTTACACTTTATTAGCGATGGGTTCATTGGTTAAATTAGCAAAAACCATTACTGATGGAATTTTATCTCAGGATGAGGATGGTAATCAGATTTATGATTTGCTTTCAAGTGTATTGCTTGGAACTTGGAATGATGTTCCAGCAGCTTCAACTTGGTCTGGATATTCTGCAACCGAAACTTGGACTAATGCTGTAAATCTTGGACTTGGAGAAATAGATCAACCCGGACTTTATACAATGGAAAATCGAGGATCTAATTCAGATACTATTTACAATATAGCAACTGATATTGCTAATTCAGCCTTTGGATATTTATATGAGGATAATCAAGGTAATATCGGTTATGCAGATGCAGATCATCGTCAAACTTATTTGATAGCCAATGGATATACAGATTTATCAGCCAATCATGCTTTGGGACAAGGATTGAGAACAACTTCAAGATTGGGAGATATCCGCAACGATATTTATATCAATTATGGCAATAATTATGGATCACAAAAAACTGCAACAAGCGCAACTTCCATAGGGCTGTATGGGTATCGAGGAGAAAGCATAAACAGCAAACTTCATTCCGCTGTCGATGCTCAAGAAGTAGCAGATAGATACATTTCATTAAGAGCTTATCCCCAGCCAGTTTTTGACAGCATTACATTTCCAATGACCAGTCCGGAATTAAGCGATGCTAATCGAGATGCTCTTTTAGGCATATTTATGGGTCAGCCATTAAATATCAAAAATTTGCCAACTCAAATAGCAGCTGGGGAATTTGAAGGTTATGTTGAGGGTTGGTCTTGGAGCACTAGATATAAAGAACTATTCTTGACAATAAATCTTTCACCAGTCAGTTTCAGCCAAGTCGCTATGCGATGGAATTCTGTGCCTGTCGGTGAGGCTTGGAATACTCTATCCGCTATACTTACATGGGAAAATGCGACAATAGTCGCCTAAAGGAGATAAATGGCAACAACAACCAACTATTCATGGACTACGCCTGATGACACAGCGTTGGTCAAAGATGGTGCGTCTGCGATTAGATCGCTTGGAACTGCCATCGATACAACAACAAAAAATCTTAATCCATCAACAACTCTTGGAGATATTGAATATCGTTCATCGACTGCAAATACAAATACCAGACTTGGAATTGGATCAACTGGTCAAGTATTAACTGTCGCTAGTGGAGTTCCTTCATGGGCAACACCATCATCATTGCCATCGCAAACTGGTAATTCTGGCAAATTTTTAACTACCGATGGAACTAATGCTTCTTGGGCAACACCAGCTTCAAAAGTAGTTCAAATTGTAAATGCAACATATTCAACACAAGTAAATATATCTGCTGGAGTTACAGCCGATACTGGCTTAAGTGCAACTATTACACCAACATCTTCAAGTAATAAAGTATTAGTATTTTTTAGTCAAACCGCAGGAACAAATGCTAGCGGTTATGTAAATGGTTTATACTTGAAAAGAGGTTCAACTACCATCGGTAATAGTTTTTGTGGTGAATTTTTATACAATAATGGTCCTACTTATTTTGTGCCGGGCGGTTTATCAGGAAGTTATTTAGATTCTCCAGCGACAACATCTGCCACTACATACAAAACAACCGCAGCCGTATCTGGTGGTGGCGGTGCAGTAGGATGGCAATGGTATGGAGGACAAGCAACAATGACACTTATGGAGGTAACACCTTGACATTAAAAGCAGATCAAGTTCTTGAATTTATTTTACCTCAAGGCGGTTGGGCGACTTACGGCGATAAGTATGAAGATATTGTATTTGTATCATGCGAACCATTAACAAAACAAGAATTCGATATAGCTGCAAAAGATGCCGAAAAGGACATGAAAATAAAAGCAAAAGCAAAGGCTGATGCTAAAGCAGCAATTCTTGATCGTCTTGGTTTAACTGCTGATGAACTTAAAACGATACTTGGCTAATGAAGGCTTGGTTATCTAAATCTGCCGTTCAACTTCGGGAGCAAGTTGATGACTGCTTCCCTGACCGGGATCGTAAAAGTGATGGATGGATTGCTTCTGTTTCACACTTATCCAGAGCTCCAAAGTCCGACCACAACCCTGATGAAAAAACAGGATGCGTCAGAGGATTGGACATTTCTGCTGGGTTATCTGACGACAAACGGATTTCAGCATATCTGGCAGATCAGATTAGATTGTATGGGAAATCTCAAGGGCGCATCAGTTATGTAATCTTTGAGGAGAAAATTGCTTCTCCTTTACTTGGTTGGAAATGGCGTAAATACAAAGGAATAAATAAACACAATCATCATATTCATATCAGTTTCAAATCAGATCAAGACAACAATTCAGAGTTTTTCGATATACCACTACTAGGAGGCAAAGCATGAAACTAACTAACAAACAAAAGGCAGCAATTAAATCATATTTAAGAGCTGTCGCAGCTTCTGGAATAACTGTGGCTTTAGCTATTGTGGGAGATATCAAGCCTGAATATGCAGTAATGCTTGGAGCATTAATTGCTCCATTAATCAAAGCCATTGATCCCACTTCTGGCAAAGAAGTTGATTATGGTATCGATGCGAAATGACAGCAAACGATTGGGTCGCGTTAGCCGTTGGTGGCTGCGCCATCGCAAGCAGTTTATTGCTGGCTCTGCGCTGGGTTATTAAATCGTATTTAACTGAACTCAAGCCAAATGGCGGAGCATCTATGAAAGATCAAATTAATCGACTTGAGAAGCGTGTCGATGATCTCTTTGTCCTAATCAGTAAGTCATAATTTTAATTATGGCGAACACACGAAAACCTATCAAACGCAAAAAGATCAATCGTCGAGTCGTTCGCCAAACTCCTGAGCCATTGACCAAGATCGATCAACATTACATGGCTCTGCATGAATGCTATAAAGCAGCTAGAAAAGCAGGATTTACGCCTGAACACGCTTTTTGGCTAATGACTGAACATAAGACTTTCCCTGATTGGATCGTAGGCGATGGCGGAATAATTCCTTCCATTGATCCAACTGATGATGAGGATGACGATTAAGCGATATCTGGTAATTTCAGATTTACAAATCCCATACCACCATGAAGCAGCTGTTAAGAATGTCATTAAACTGGCACGCCGCGAAAAGTTTGATAGCGTTTTATGCGTTGGCGATGAGATT